CGCAGGGCCAGTCTGGCGCCACAACGCCGGATACGTTTGGCGCGGCTCAACTCCAAAACAATAACGCAAACCAGCTGTTGCGCTCGATTGGTTACGCGTTCGACGACTACATTACCGAGCCCGTGATACGGCAATATTACGAATGGTTGTTGCTCGATCCCGATGTGCCAAATGAGGAAAAGGGGGAGTTTCAGATTGATGCACATGGGTCCATTGCTCTGGTTGAGCGCGCGATTCAGGATCAGTCGATCGCTCAGATGGGAAATGTGGCTGCCAATCCGATTTATGGGATCGATCCGAAGAAGTGGGCTGCGCTGTTCCTGAAGTCGAAGCGACTCAATCCCGAGGATGTGCAGTACACCAAGGAAGAACAGGCGAAGATGGACGCCGCTCCGCCGCCAGAGGCTCCTGTCGTGACGGTGGCGAAGATCCAGCAGGACACGCAGTTGAAGATTGGCGTGATGAAACAGACGGTTGATCAAACGACGGAGCAGCACGAAGCCCAGATCGCCGCTGCGGCACATACGCTTGAAGTCGGCAAGGCGCAGGCCGAGCAGCAACGCACGCAGGGCGAACTGACGATCAATGCGCACGACCTGGAAATGCAGCATCAGCGCGAAATGCTGAAATATGCCACGCAGCGGAATATCTCGCTCGATACCGTGAAGGCCGAACTCGCCAAGACCGCGATGACGTTGCAGACACAGCGGCAACTCAACGCCGAGGACAATGCGGTCGATTTGCACAAGCATCGCACACAGCCGCTGCGGCCACAGGTTGGCGCTCGCCCGCCGGGCCAGACACCAGGACGGGCCGGGAATGGACGCGCGTTTGAGCAAGGGCCGCCACAGTGACTGACTTTTCCCTCACCGCGCACGACAAGGCATCATCGCTCTGGCTGCGCCTATGCGTCCACCTGGAAGACCGGCTTGCCGACGCACGACAGCGCAACGACAAGTCGCTGTCCGAACAGGAAACCGCGACACTTCGCGGCGAGATCAAGTCTCTCAAACGCCTGCGGGCGTTGGGAGATGACCGGCCCATGACCGGCGACGGAGACCAGCCACCGTGAGGCCGCTGGAAATGGAGCAACCATGAGCGACCATGACACGCCCGCTGACGACGCCCGGGAGGCCGCAGAGTTCGCTGGTGGCTTTGAGGGCAAGACACCACCGCCGGTCAAGGAGAAGCCTGCGCCCGCCGCGGAAACGCCACGGGCAACGGAACCAACTGCGCCGGAATACGTCCAGATTACCAAGGCTGAACTGGCTGAGATGAAGGCAGCCGCCGCGAAAACGGCGTCCTACGATGCTCAGTTGGCCAAGGCGTTTGGGACGATCGGTGGCTTGCAGCGCCACGTCAACGAGCTTCGCACGCAGACTCCACGCGATCTCGAAGTAAGGCTACCGGATCAGGCCTTCACCAAAATGGCCAAGGACTTTCCGGAACTGGCTGAACTGAGCCGCGAGGAGTTTCAGGCGGCGCTTGCCGGGCTTAAAGCGGCCGGCAACGCCAAACCCGACCCCGAGGCGATCAAGAATACCCTGGTCGCACTTGAAATCGAGGACCTGGAAGACGCGTACCCGGAATGGCGCAAGATCGTGGGCGCCATCAACGCTGAGACCGAAAAGCCGGACCCCGAAAACCCGTTTCGTAAATGGCTGGCGACCAAAGATAAGGCCTACCAGGACCGCATCAATGGCACCATCCGCGCCCCGGTCATTCAACGGGCAATCCGACTGTTCCAGAACGAAACCAAGGCATCAGCAAAGCCAGCGACACCGCCGACTCCACGCGATACCGCGCGAGCCGAGCGGATCAGGGCAGCGGTGCAACCCAGAGGGGACGGTGCAGGCACCTCTTCTGGTAAGTCCGAAAATGATGAATTCGAGTCGGGCTACGCGAAAGCCCGCTCCTGAAGCAGGAACGACTTAAATGGCAATGCAAAACTTCAGCCTCACTCCGGGGCGAATCAACAAGTACAAAGGAGAAATCCTGGCCCACGCGGTGCCGCTGGAGGTGCTTGGCAAGACGGGTCGTCAGATCCCGATGCCGCGCAACAACTCGGATACCTACGTGGCGCGGCGTTGGCTGCCGTATGGTGCCACGGCGACGTCGGCCAGTTCGCAGAACCAGTTTTTCCAGACTGGGACGGGTGACCGTGGCAACGCCATCTTCCAGGCACACCAGATCCAGGAAGGCGTGACACCCCCTCCAGACAGCATCGTCCCGCTGGATATCACGGTCGTGGTCCAGCAGTTCGGCTGCCTCTACGGGTTCACCGACAAAACATACGACCTGTATGAGGACGACATCCCGAAAGCCATGATTGAGCAGATCGGGGAGCGCGTGACGTTCGTCAACGAAATGATTATCTGGGGCGCGTTGCGCGGCTGCACGAACGCCTATTATGGCGGCGGCACAAGCATCGCCACGGTGGCTGGCGCGCTGACACTTGGCATGGTGCGCAAGATCGCCAAGAACCTCCAGGCGAACCACGGCAAGCCGGTCAACAAGGTGCTGAAGGCGGGGCCAAACTTTGCGACCGATCCTGTCGCTGAGGGCTACACGGTCTATTGCCACACCGATCTTGAACCGGACATTCGCGATCTGCCGAACTTCGTGCCGGCTGAGGCGTACGCTTCAGGCACGCCAATGGCGAACGAGATCGGTAAATGCGAGCGATTCCGGTTCATCACGTCCCCCGATCTGCCTTCAATCCAGGACGGAGGCGCGGCGATCGGCGCGACCGGGCTTTATTCGACGACGGGCGTCTCGATCGACGTATATCCGTTCATCGTCACGGCACAGGATGCCTGGGGCCAGATCGCGCTGCGCGGCAAGGATTCGCTCAGCCCGACGTTTCTGCCTCCCGGCGAGAAGTCGAAAGCCGATCCGCTTGGCCAGCGCGGCTATGCCGGCACCGCATGGTGGAAAGCCGTGATGATCGAAAATCAGGGCTGGATGGCGGTTGGCTACGTCGGTTCTGCAGTTCTGGTCTGAATGGTCAGGTAAGGGAGAACTCCAATGCTTGCCACGATGACGAGATACACAGAATTGATGCGGGGAAGGTGGGTCTTTGATTTGCGCAAGATCCTGCTTCCGCTGGTCGACGGTTTGTCGACGATGTCACTGACCTCGGCTGGTCTGGTGATCAATGCGGGAGGCGCGACGTTCGCCAAGACCGGCGCAAATACCTTCTATGCCTCGGCTGGCGGTGTTCTGGTGAGTATCGCGGCCGGGACGGCGATGCCCGCGCTCACCGGCATCAATATCTCAGCCGGCAATTACAATGTCGCCGCTTTCTACGTCGACAGCGGCGGCAATCTGACGGTGAATGGTGGCAATCAGGCTACCACGTTGGGCGGCGTAACATTCGCTCAGCCATCGAAAGGCAAAGCGATGATCGGCTTTCTGATCATCACCTATGCCAGCGCGTTCACCGGAGGCACCACCGCGCTCGATACCGCGACAACCAGTTATATCAGCCCGCTGGGTTCGTTTGATCCCACGGCGCTGGTCTGAGGAGAATTCCCAATGCCAATCAGTTCATTTTTCGACGACGGATTCACGATGTCGACCGTGAATGCCGCAATGGTTGCCGGCACTACCAGCACCTACACCACGACCGCAAGCACAGCCGGCGTCATCAATTCGAAGTGGGTGACGCCGATCACCGCGCAGACCAATACGGCGACGCCGACCACGGACACGAATACAGGGAACGCGTTCCTTCCGCTCGCGCCGAACCAGGCGTGCGTCCTGGTGTTTGGTCAGACGTTGGCTGGCGTCATCCAGATGGTTCAGGGGCCGATCGTGCCGACCACTACCGGCGTCACTACGACGGTCGGAGCGTTTCTGGATGCCCCGCAGTTCCCCGACTTCCCGAATAACTTCATGCCACTTGCCTACACGATCGTTCGCACGGCACCCTCTGCGGCTGCGTGGACACCAGGGACAAGTTCGTGGACCGCTTCCGGGGTTTCGGCGACGACGTTCCAGAACATCGCGCAGTTGATTACGCGTCCGCAGATCGCGTGAACGAGAGCCGTCCTCGGGCGGCTTCTCGCTTTTCCCAGGAGAACTGAATGCCCCGCCAGGAACTGCACAGCGACCAGCTTCCGCCGATTGAGCAGAAGCCGACGATCTCGGACGATCCGGACCTTTACGAAAGCGAGATCATCACCGTCGACCCATCGCTCTGGAAGAAGGAGCATGCCGATGCGCTGGCCTTCATGGAAGAGCCGGTCACGATCCGGATTGAGCCCTCTGCGGACAAGAATGCAGCGGGCGCGTTCCCTGTCTGGGTGAACGGAAAGCCGGCCGAGGTGTTTCAGCGAGGGGCCTGGGATGAGATCGGCTATCTGCCGGTCGGCATGGTGCTGGTGATCAGACGCAAGGTGCTGGAGGTGATCATCCGCGCCAAGGTCGATACGGTGATGACGAAGATCCTGGAACAGGACAGCGAACGACCAAACAACGTCGTGCAGCGGTTCACCAGTCCCGTGCATAGTTTCAGCATAATAGAAGACCGCAATCCGCGCGGCGCGGCCTGGGTAAGCGAATTGAGACGCCGTAACCTTTGAACTTCCTCGCGCTCTGCCAACGCGCCATCACCGAATGCGGCGTCGCATCCAACGCGGCAATCGCAACCGTAATCCCGACCGTCGTTGGTGCGTCCGGCTCAGTCGGCCGTGTTGTAAACTGGGTAGGGGATGCCTTTAACGAGCTTCAGGAGGAACACGACGACTGGAACTGGATGCGATCGAGCAACATCCTCGGCGCTGGCGTCGCGTTTCAGACAGTTGCCGGGCAGTATAGCTACCCACTCGGAACCGGTGTCGGCACTGTTGGCGTGGCTGCGATCGGCAAATGGGACCGCGAGGCATTCCGCAATTACACGACGTCCTTCGGGTTTCAGAATGAAATGTTTCTGGACGAGGTCCCGTTCGATATCTGGCGCAACAGCTATATGCTCGGCGCGATGCGTGCGGTGAAGACGCGACCGGTCGTGATCGCGATCGGCCCCGACCTGTCGCTCAATCTCGGGCCGCCACCGGACGGCAGTTATACCGTCACCGGCGATTATTTCGCTGCGCCGACTGTTATGGCGCTTGACACTGATACGCCGATCAATTTGCCGGTGCAGTTTCATCTTCTGATCGTTTATCGTGCGATGATGAAGTATGGCGGTTATGAGAGTGCGCCAGAGGTCTATCAGCGCGGCTCAGAAGAAAGCATGCGAATGTCGGCG